GCATCCCGGACGATGAGTTGTTCGAGGCCGACTTCAAGCCGCTGCCTTCGCGCACCAAGGAAAGCAGGCTCGAAGCCAACGGCGTGCGCTACGCGGTCGAGCGCGGGTGGATGCACAAGAAGATCGGCACAAACGCGTGGCCGGACCATATGTTCCTGCGGCGCGGGCGCACGGTGTTCGTCGAGTTCAAGCGCGAGGGAGAGAAGCCACGGGCGAACCAAGACCGGCGGCTCAGCCAGTTACGTGACAACGGCTTCGAGGCCGTCGTGATCGACCGCAAGGAGCAGTTCTCGAATGTCTTTGGGTCATAACCGCGGTCCGCGGTGGGAGGTCGAACTCCACCCGTATCAGGACGTGGCGATCGAGTTCGCGCACAAGCACCCCATGTCGGCGCTTTGGATCGACATGGGGCTCGGCAAGACGGCGACAATTCTGACCGTCATCCGCGATCTCCTTGCTCGCAAGGAAATTCGACGCGTGCTGGTCATCGCGCCGCTCAAAGTGGCGACGCAGACATGGCCACACGAGATCGCGGCGTGGCGCCACCTTCAACACCTCGACTACACGGTGGTCCGGAGTTCCGATCGGCACGTTCGCACGCAACTCGCGCAGTCGCGCGCACGCATCCACATCATCAACCGCGAGATGCTCCCGTGGCTCGTCAATATGTGGGCCGAAGCGAAGAAGTGGCCCTACGACATGATCGTCGTGGACGAGTCCTCCTCATTCAAGGATCACACGACGAACCGCTTCAAGGCGCTCAAGCGGGTCCGCAGACTGGCAAAGCGGATGCACCATTTGACTGCCACGCCTGCGGCCGAATCCTACATGGGGCTGTTCTCGCAGTTCTATCTACTCGACGGGGGCGAGCGGTTCGGTGACTCCATCACGAGGTTCCGCGAAACCTATTTCGACCGCAACCCGTACACCGGAGGCTACACGGTCAAAGAGGAGAAGAAGGCGGAGATCATCGAGAAGATCGCGAGCATCACGCTTGTCATGCGCGCCGAGGACCATCTTCAACTCGACGAGCCGCTATACCTGAAGCGACTTCTGACACTCGAACCGGACCAGTTGAAGGCGTATCGAAAGTTCGAACGCTCGCTTATCCTGTCGCTGCCCGGAGGAGACGAGATAGAGGCGCTGACCGCCGCCGCGCTGAGCCAGAAGTTGCTTCAGGCAGCCTCCGGGGCGGTGTACGACGAGAACAAGGTCGCGCGTCCCTTCCACGAACACAAGATCGAGGACATTCAGCAACTCGTCGAGGAATTGGACGGTTCACCCTTGATGATCGCCTACTGGTTCAAATCTTCGCTCGCGAGGCTGCGCAAGGCGTTCCCGCAGGCGACGGTCATGGACCGCGGCGGCAAGGCGGTCGTGCCTTGGAATGAAGGCAAGATACCCATTCTGCTCGTGCATCCGCAGAGCGCCGGACACGGCCTCAACATGCAATACGGTCCTGGCCACGACCTCGCGATTTTCGATATGTTCTGGTCCGGTGAACTCTACAACCAGTTGATCCGCCGCCTCGCCCGTCAGGGGCAGAAGAAAGTCGTGCGCGTCCACCACCTTCTCGCCGAGAGCACGCACGACATGGATGCGATGGCGGCGCAGGAAGCCAAGGGCGCCGAGGAGAACAAGTTGAAGGCGGCGGTCAACGAGATACGAAGGAGGGTGCTGCCGTGAGCGGAACCGCGTTCGATCGGAGGCTTCGGCGTGTCAACAACGACGAACAGACGCGAACGATCATCTACGACGGCGCTTCGGTGAATCAGATCGCGGCGATGTTCGGCATGACCAACACCGAGGTCGCGCGCAAATTGCGATCCTTGCCGCCGAGCGGCGTACGAAGCGGCTACCCGATCTATAAGGTCAAGGAGGCCGCCGAATATCTGCTGAAGCCGCGCGTGGACGTCGAGGAATACATCCGTAAGGTCGGCGTGAAAGACCTCCCGCCTTCGCTACAGAAGGACTTGTGGGCCGCGATGAACGGCCAGTTGAAGTTCGAGGAGGCGCAAGGCAACGTGTGGCGCGTCGAGCGCATCCAAGAGACCTGGGCGGAGTGGCACAAGATCGTGCGCATGACGTTGCTTCTGGCACCGGATGACGCGGAACGGGACGGCAGGCTCCCGCCGGAGTTCTACGAATGGTTCCGCGGGTTCATCGACAAGTTGCTGGCCTCGCTGCTCGCCGCCGTGTCAGAAGGGATGGCTGCGCTTGAAGCGCAACGTGCAGGAGTGGTGGATTATGAACCGGATACCGACAGCGCCGTTGAAGATGAGGCGGCTGAGGAGGACGACGAAGAACTTTGAGACGTTGAACGACATGGGCGCCTCGCTTGCGTCCATGTTCCAGCCGCCCGAGCGCATCAAGGTGTCCGAGGCGGCGGAGAAATACGTTCAACTCAACATCCCTGGCGCCTACATGGGTCCGTACGAGAATCACCGGACGCCATACATGGTCGAGCCGATGGACATGCTCGCGTCACGCAAGCACAACGGCGTGGCGTTCTGCGGGCCAGCACAGAGCGGCAAGACCCAATCCCTCATCCTCAACTGGCTGGCCTACTCGATTGCCGTCGATCCGATGGACATGATCATCTACAGCCCATCGCACGCTGCGGCGCGAGACTTTGCTGTCCGCCGTGTAGATCGTATGCACCGGCACAGCCCGGAACTCGGCAAGATGCTGTCGCCTCGTGCGGACGACGACAACCGACACGACAAGATGTACCGTAACGGCATGATGCTCACGCTGTCCTGGCCGAGCGTCACGGAGTTTGCCGGCAAGCCGATCGGCCGAGCCGCGCTCACTGACTTCGACCGCATGTCTGATGACATCGACGGGGACGGCAATCCGTTCGACCTTGCGTCCAAGCGCACGACGACATTCGGCTCGTTTGCGATGACGCTGGCAGAGAGCAGCCCGTCGCGCCCGCTCGAAGACCCCATGTGGATCGCCGAGACACCTCATCAGGCACCGCCGGTCAAGGGCATCCTGGCCATCTACAACCGAGGGGACAGGCGCCGCTGGTACTGGCCGTGCATGAACTGCGGTCAGTATTTCGAGGGCAACTTTCGCATGATCCGATGGGCAGAAGGCGCTGGCGGCAGCAACGATCGCGCCGAGGCGGCGGAGTCCTGCTTCATGGAGTGCCCGCATTGCCAGCACCATCTCCTGCCGTCAGCACGACGAGAGATGAACGAGGACGGCGTGTGGCTCAAGGACGGCCAGTCTGTCGATGCGCACACGGGCAAGGTCGTCGGCAAAGGCATCCGCAGCAAGATCGCAAGTTTCTGGCTCAACGGAGTTGCGGCGACGTTCATCACATGGCCGGAATTGGTGACGAACTACTTGACGGCCGAGGAGGACTACCGGCGCACGCTCAGCGAGGACTCACTGAAGAAGTTTTATAACACCGATCTGGCGGAACCGTACACGCCGAAGAACGTCGTCGATGTGCGGACGCCGGAAAGCCTACGCAGCCGGGCAGAGAAGTACGGGCAGGACGGCGCACCGGAAGTGCCTTCCGTCTGCCGCGCGCTCGTGGCGGCCATCGACGTGCAGGCCAATATGTTCGTGGTGCAAGTCTATGGGATCGCGCCGGGCAACCCGTTCGACCTCTACGTCGTTGACCGGTTCTCGGTCGTGAAGTCGAACCGCCTGGACAGCGACGGCGAGCGACTGTGGGTGAAGCCCGGTGCCTATCTCGAAGATTGGAACCTGCTTGTCGATCAAGTCATCCTCCGCACGTACCCTATCGCCGGGACGGACGGGCAACGCATGGGCGTGCGCATGACGATCTGCGACAGCGGCGGCAAGGCCGGCGTGACGACGAACGCCTACGCCTTCTACCGTAACATCAGGAAGGGAGGGCTCGCGGATCGCTTTCATCTTGTGAAGGGCGAACCGTCACCTCTCGCTCGCCGCGTCGAGGTTCGCTATCCAGACAGTCAGACACGCGCGACCGGACCGAAGGCGGGCGCTCAAGGCGACGTGCCTGTGCTGTTCGTCGCGTCCAACGCCATGAAAGATACACTCAACAACCGGCTCGACGTGCTCGAACCAGGGAAGGGCATGATCCACTTCGCACAATGGCTTCCGGACGAGGTATTCGTCGAACTGTGCGGCGAGGTCCGCACGATCAAGGGATGGGAGGTTGCCAAGGGAGGCAGGCGCCGCAACGAGGCATGGGACTTGACGTACTACACCCTCGGCCTCTGCTGCTCGTCCGTCCTGAATGTCGAACGGCTCGACTGGACAAGCGGGCGGGTCCCTGCCTGGGCGGACGTTTTCGGACGGAATCCTCTCGTTTCGGGACCGGTGAAAGAAGATGTTGCGCCTATTGAGACGACTCGCTACAAGATGTCGCGTCTAGGGGCGGCCCTGGCATGAGGACCCCATGTCGTACACGATCGCGACCCGACTGGCTGAAGCCGAAACGGCCCTGCACAACCTCGTGACGGGCCGCTTGGCGCGCGTTGTCGTCGATGAGAACGGCGAGCGTGTCGAGTTCACGATGACGAACGTGGCGCAGTTGCGCGCCTACATCGAGTCGCTCCGGGCGAACGGCGCCGGCAACAAGCCCCTCGGGTTCTTCTTCTGATGGCTCGTCGCCCGAAGTCACTTCCGACCATCACCGTCAACCGGCCGACGCCACAAGCGATGGGTGGCGGCCTTGAAGGGGCCGAGCGCACGAGCAGGGAGACCGCTCGGTGGGCACCGAACATGGGTCCGCCCGATGCGGTGATCAATCTGGCCAAGCCACTCGCGGATGCCCGCGGGCGCGACATGGCCATGAACGATGGCTACACGCTCGGCGCGGTCGCCCTCCACCGTGATTCCATCGTCGGTGCGGAGTTCAGGCTAAATGCGACGCCGAACTGGCGGGCGCTCGGCGTGTCCGAAGGGTGGGCCGAGGAATTTCAGTTGGTCGTGGAGGCGCGCTTCCACACGATCGCGGAGAGCCCGGCCTGCTGGCTCGATGCCTCGCGTCGCCTGACGCTGACCGAGATGGTCCGGCTGGCGGTCGGCTCTTTCTGCGTGTGCGGCGAGTTTCTTGCGACCGCTGAATGGGTTCGCAACGACCCGACCCGCCCGCTACGGACAGCGATGCAGATGGTGTCTCCGGATCGCCTGAGCAATCCGAACGACCTGTCCGACTCGATGAACCTTCGCCGCGGCGTGCGAACCGACAGGTTCGGCAGGCCGACGCGCTATTGCATTCGCCGTGCCCATCCGCACGACACGACGGCGCAGATGGAAAGGTACGAGTGGCGCGAGGTCCCGGCCGAGACGCCATGGGGTCGCCTTCAAGTTCTGCACGTCATGGAGCAACGACTTCCTGACCAGACGCGCGGCATCGCGGACATGACGTCCGTGCTGAAGCAGATGCGCATGACCAAGCAGTTTCAGGAAGTCGTGCTTCAGAATGCCGTGGTCAACGCGACATTCGCGGCGGCGATTGAGAGCGAGATGCCGTCCGATCAGATCGTGCAGGCGATGGGAGGTAGCGCGGAAGGCGTGGACAACGCGCTTGGCTGGTATCTCGAAAACCTGTCGTCCTACCTGTCGAGCAGCCGGAACATCTCGCTCGATGGCGTGAAGATTCCGCACCTGTTCCCCGGCACGAAACTCAACATGCAACTGGCCGGCAACCCCGGCGGCGTCGGCGTTGAGTTTGAGACGAGCCTGCTTCGCCATATCGCGGCGGGCCTTGGCCTGTCCTACGAGGAGTTCGCGCGGGACTACACCAAGACGAACTACTCCTCCGCTCGTGCCAGCATGGCGACGACGTGGCGGTACATGCAGACGCGCAAGAAGATCGTGGCCGATAAGGTCGCGGACGCGGTCTATCGGCTCGTCGTCGAGGAGGAGATCGCCAACGGCAATCTGCCGCTTCCGACCGGTAAGACCCGCGCGTGGTTCTATGAGCCGCTCGTGAAGGACGCGCTTTGCCGGGCAACATGGATCGGCGCGGCACGCGGGCAGATCGACGAACTCAAGGAAACCGAGGCCGCCGCGCTTCGTATCGAGAAGGGACTCAGCACGCTTGAACAGGAGTGCGCCCGTCTTGGACACGATTTCCGTGACGTCATCACACAACGGGCGCGTGAAAAGCGCCTGCTCGAACAAGCCGGGTTGTGGGTTGATCCCGCGGCGAACCGGCTTGCGCCGGGCGCGGAGGCTCCGCGTGGCCGGTCGGGCAACGAAGAAGAAGGCGCTGAAGAATGAAGACCCAGGAAGACTCCGCGCTGCGTTCGTTCATGCGCCGGTTTGCCCGCGCGTCACTGATCGCGCCGGTCGATTCTCTCGGCCTGCCTCTGACGGAAGTCATTTCCGGCATGGTCGCCGCGCACCTCGCGGCCGATGCCAAGGGAGAGGACGCGCACGAGAAGCGGATGAACTGGCACTTCCGGGACGTGCTCGGCACGTACGGCCGGGCGCCCGAGGAAGGCGCACAAGGGAAACCGTTCCCGTACGCAGGGAACGGCACGGCCATCATCCCGGTGCATGGGGTCCTCCTCAACCGCTGGAACTACGCGGCGCCTTACGCGACCGGCTACAACGCCATCCGCTCGATGCTCAACGCGGCGCTCGCGGATGCGGACGTGCAGCGCATCGTGCTGGACATCAACTCGCCGGGCGGGCAGGCCGCGGGCGCGTTCGAACTCGCCGAAGACATTCGCGCGGCTCGCGACGTGAAGCCCATCCGGGCGATCGCCGACAGTTATGCGTTCTCGGCCGCCTACGCCGTGGCAAGCGCGGCAAGCGACATCGTGGTGACGCCGAGCGGCGAGGTCGGCAGCATCGGCGTGGTCTCGGCGCACATGAACATCGGACCGGCGCTGAAGGAGTTCGGCATCGAGATCACGTTCATCTACGCCGGCAAGCACAAGGTCGATGGCAACCCGTACGAGGCGCTGTCCGACGATGTGAAGGCCGGCATCCAGGCGGATGTTGACCGCATCTACGGGGTGTTCACCGCGAGCGTCGCGGCGGGCCGCAAGCGCAAGATGACGGAAGCGGACGCCCGCAAGACCGAGGCTCATTGCTACGGCGCGGATGACGCCGTGGCGATCGGCCTCGCGGATCACATCATGCCCGCCTCGGCGGCATTGGCGTCGTTCGAGACGACGAGCACTACCGGGGCGCCCGCCTCGAATGTCATCGCTTCCAAGGAGAAGGAAGGAACCACCATGACCGATGAGAACAAGGCTCGCGAGGAGGATCGTGCGCGCATCTCCGCGATCCTCGACCACGACGAGGCGAAGGGACGCGAGTCCCTGGCCCGGCATCTCGCGCTCAAGACGGATATGTCCGTCGAGATCGCCGTCGAGGCGCTGAAGGCGGCGCCCAAGGCGACTGCCGCTTCGGCGGTCAGCGCGCTCGATCGCGCCATGGACCGCATCGAGCACCCCGAAGTCGGCGCCGATGCCGGCCAGGGCGACAAGAAGGCGGACGACGACTCGCCGAAGGCCCGCGCCGATCGCATCTGGTCGTCCTTCCAGGCGGCCGGCGGTGCGGCGCTGGCCGTGCCCTCCAAGGCGTCGAAGGCGCATTGAGCGCAGGCTGACCGACAGGACAAGGAACACGAACCATGACTTTCCCGGACACCCTGACCTCCTTCAACGGGGCTCGCGGCGCCTACACGCCGCCGAACCTGTTCGCGGGCGAGGCCGACATCATCACCGACCGCGCCAAGGCGCGCTACGGGATGCACCTTGCGAAGCACACGATCATCGCACAGGACGCGGACGGGCTTCTCGTCTCGTGGGACCCGGCGACGCGTGCGACCGGCGCCATCACCTTCAGCGGCACCGGTACGGCCAACGACACCGTCACGATCAACGGCCACGTCATCACGATGGTCGCGAGCGGCGCGACGGGCGCGCAGATCAACATCGGCGCGTCGGCGGCGGCGACGGCGGCCAATCTCGCCGCCTACCTCAACCGGGCGTCCGTGCAAGCCCTGACGGGCGTCTACGCCTCCGTGGCGGCCGGCGTAGTGACGCTGACGGCGCTGGTCGGCGGCACGGCCGGCAACTCGATCACCACGACCGAGAACGGCACGGGCGCGTCGTTCGGCGGGGCCACGCTCACGGGCGGATCGGCGACGGCGACGGCCACGTACGGCAAGGCCATCGGCATCACGCTCGAACCGATCGCCGCGTCGGAAGGCAACGTGGACTGCCCCTACTACTCGGGCGGCATCTTCAACCATGAAGCCCTGGTCTGGCCGGCGGCGGTGACTACGCTCGCGGCGCGTCGCGCCGTGTTCAACGGCACGAACATCAACGTCGCGTCGCTGCTCTGATCGCAGGCGCAAGCAGAAGGAGAACCCGCGATGAGCGGCACCCTGGCACTCTACGACACCGCGACGCTGATCGGCGTCATGCAGCGGCCGGACAACGAGCCGGACGGCTTCTGGCTCAACTTCTTCCCGCGTGAAGTCCTCTCGACCACCGAGGAGATCATGTGGGACGACCTGGGCGACCGCGACCGCCGGCTGGCGCCGTTCGTCGCGCCGATGGCGCAAGGCCGCGTGATGCGCGACAAGGGCTTCGTCACGAAGTCCTTCAAGCCGGCCTACGTCAAGCCCAAGCATGTCGTCAGCCCGCACAAGGCGATCCATCGCCGGCCAGGCGAGGCGATCGGCGGCAGCCTGACGCCCATGCAGCGGTGGGATGCGGCGGTCGCGGCGAACATGATGGCCGAGCGGGCCATGTGCGAACGCCGGTTCGACTGGATGGCCTGCCAAGCGATCGCCAACGGCGCCGTCGTGGTGTCCGGTGAGGACTACCCCGAGCAGTACGTGGACTTCGGTCGTGACCCTTCCCTGACCGACGTGCTGACCGGCACGGCCCGGTGGGGCGAGAGTGCGGCGAACCCGCTTCTCGACATCCGCACGATGCGGCAGACCGCGTTCACGCTCGGCGGCTATCCGGTCAACGATCTGATCTTCGGCAGCGAGGCGTGGGAGCGGTTCACCGGCACCGCGTCGGTCGCGGCGCTGCTGTCGAATCAGGCCCGCGGTTCGACCTCGGACTGGCAGGCGCCCGTCATGTCGGACGGGCGGCCCTTCGCGCTCGAAGGCACGATCGGGAACGCCAACGCCGGGCCGGGCGGTCTCCTGCGCCTGTGGACCTACGCCAACTACTACGAGGGCACCTTGGGTGGCCCGCGGGTCCCGTACATCCACGAGAACGACGTCATCGGCGTCGGCAACCCGATGGGCGTCCAGGCGTTCGGCGCCATCATGGACGCCGACGCCGGCCTCGCTCCGGCGCGGATGTTCCCGAAGATGTGGAAGGAGAACGACCCTTCGGTCGTCTACACCATGACGCAGAGCGCGCCGCTCATGGTGCCGATGAACCCGAACTCGACCTTCCGCATTCGCGTTCACGACTGACGCTGACACGGCCGGCGGGCTGACCGCCGGCCGCCGCTGACACCGAGGAAAGGGAACCCTCATGCCGCTGAAGATCAACTCTTGCGCCGTCACCGTGATCCGCGACGGCCGGCGCTTCAAGGTACAGCCGTCCGGCGTGCCGTTCGACTTCACCGAGGAGGAAGTCGCTTCCGTCATTGCTGCCGGCGGCAGCATGGTGGACGCGCCTGACAAGGCCGCCAAGGCGAAGGTGATCGAGTCCAAGCCAATCGAGCAGGCCGGCGACCAGAAGCCCGAGACGAAGCCGAAGCCCAAGCGCAAGCAGGCGGCCGAGGATGACGAGGACGGCGAGGACTTCTGATGACGTTCGCGCAGATCAAGCGGGACCTGCGTCGGCTCGTCCATGATACCTTCGCGGTCTCCGCGACGTATCAGGACGCCTCGATGTTGCACCCCGTCGATCTGCGCGTCCGTCTGCACACGCGCCGCGCGTCGCCGTTCGGCGACATGGAAGGCGCGGGGTTTGCCGAGGTGATCGAGAACGTCGATCGCGTCGTGTTCGACAAGGATGAACTGAGCGCGAAGGGCCTGACGCCGTGCCCCAAGGGCGTCGTGAGTTTCCCGGACTACGGAATGTGCGTTCGCCTCGATGTGCGTGAACCGTCCGATGGTCCGATCCGTGAAGCGTGGCGAGTAGTGAGATGATCGACCTAGAAGTCTCCGGGCTGGTCGGTCTTGAACGCTATCTTGCTCTGTGCGAGCGAGAGGCGCGCACGTCCATGCGCATCGCGTTGAACCAGACGGCCGAGCGCAAAGGGCTGACTGCCATCCGCGAGGCGATGGAGGAGGAGATCGCGTTCCCGGCCGGCTACCTCCGCGACCGCAAGCGCCTGGGCGTGACGCAGCGCGCCACAAACTCGACGCTCGAAGCCCGCATCACGGCCCGCGGTCGGCCGACCAGCCTTGCCCGCTTCGCAAGCGGGGCGTCTGTCATCGGCAACCGGGCAGGATCGCGGCTCACGGTTCGCGTCAACCCGCGGGTCCGTCGCACGTTGTCTCGTGCGTTCCTTGTGCGCCTCAAGGCGGGCCAAGGGCCGGTCTCGGACGACAACTTCAACGTCGGCCTCGCGATCCGCTTGAAGCCCGGCGAGCGCATCTCGAACAAGCGGCAGATGGTCCCGTTCGGTGGTGGCCTCTATCTGCTGTACGGACCAAGCGTGGATCAGGTGTTCCTGACCACGGTTCCGAACGAGAGCGGGGCTATCGCCGATGCCGTGGCGGAGGAGTTCTTCCGTCAGTTCGAACTGCGTACGAGCGGGAAGGTCTGATCATGCCGGTCCCTCGTCAACTCGACATCCTGAAGGCGCTCACCGAGCACCTTGAAGGCATCAGCGTCGTCGGCGGGTATTCACACGACCTCGCCGGCCGGGTATTCCGTGGGCGCATGGTGTTCGGGGACGAGGTTCCGCTTCCGTGCGTGTCGATCCTCGAAGCCCCCCGCCCTGATGAGCGCCCGCGCGCAGGCGGGCACGAGAATGCGTTTCGCGCCGAAGATTGGGTCCTGCTCGTGCAAGGATGGGTCGAGGACGACGCGCACAATCCGACCGACCCGGCCTACATGCTCAAGGCCGACGTCGAGTCGCGCCTGTCGCAAATCGTGGCGATCAACGAGCAGAACGGGTTGCCCCGTTATCCCTCCGCATTCCGCCTCGGCGGGCGGATCAACGGGGCCACGATCGGCCCCGGAGTGGTGCGTCCTCCGCAGGATCGCATTTCGGCCAAGGCGTTTTTCTACATCCCGCTTGTGCTCAACGTCGCGCTCACGCCGACCGCGCCGTTCGTGGCATAGCAACTCGGCAGCGAAGGAGACCGACCATGCCGACTTTCTCGAACAACCTCGTCCTCGGGCGCGGGCGGCTGTTTTTCGGCCGCTTCCCGTCCGGGACGCTCTCGGCCAAGGGCATGAAGTATTTCGGCAACACGCCCGCCGTGAACCTCAACGTCACCGAGGAGGTCCTCGAACACTTCGACAGCGACTCCGGTCTGAAGATCAAGGACCGCGTGGTGACGTTGAGCCAGGAGATCGCGGGCAGTTTCCAGACGGACAACATCAGCCCGAACAATCTGGCGCTGTTCTTCGCGGCGGAGGAGAACACGGTCGCGCAGACGTCCGGGACCAACATCGTCGAGACGTTCTCCGGGGTCGAGGAGGACGTGTATATCCAACTCGGCATCACGCCGACGCGCCCGCAAGGCCATCGCGGCATCACGACCGTCGATGCCGTGACGAACGGCGCGACGACGCTGGTCGCCGGCGTCGACTACGAGGTCGATCTGGAAAACGGCCGCATCTGGCTGCCGAAGGAATCGACCCTGTTCGCGGCGAATGACACGCTCGTCGTCCAGTACGACGTGCCGAACCTCAACTACCAGCGCATCGCCGACCTCAACGAGACGGTCTACGGCCGCCTCGAATACGTGTCGGACAACGCGGTCGGTTCAAACTTCAACTACGTCTGGCCGTACGTGAAGTTGACGGCGGACGGCGACCTCGCGCTCAAGGGCGACGAGTGGCAGACCATGAACTTCAACTTCGAGGTGCTGCAACTCAACTCCACGACGCCTCGGCAGATCATCATTCCGCGCGAGTGACGGCTGGTGCCCGGCGGGATCGCTCCCGCCGGGCACTTACATTGAAACCGCCAATCGGAAGGGAACACCGACATGGCACTTCGGGACTACAAACCGCGCCAAGACTACATCACGGTCAACGATGAGACCGTTGCGGTTCGAGGGCTCACGGTCGAGGACATCGCCATCCTCATCGACGCCTACAAGGACCCGATCGTCGAACTCTACGCGATCTTCGAGGGGTCGCGCAGAGCGAAAGACGCCGAGGGCGACGACGCGCTTCAGGCCCGGCTCGATCGCATCATCGTGGAAAGCGTCCAGCGCGCGCCGCATCTCGTCGGTGCGATCATCGCGCTTGCCGCAGATGAACCGGACGCATCCGAGCAGGCGAAGTCACTTCCGTTCACCGTGCAAGTGGACGCGCTGGTGAAGATTTTCACCCTCACCTTCTCGGATGTGGGCGGCTTGGGAAACTTCTTGGCGGTGCTGCAAGGCGCAATCGCCGGAGTGATCGTCCCGCTCCGCCGCGACCCGGCCGCACCGCCAAGCCCCTCAATCCAGTAGAAGCCTTCTTCGTCCAACTGCGGCGCGATCTTAGCCTGCTCTTGGAGCATGGTCATCACGGCGCTTCCGCTTACACGGTCGGGCGGCTATGGGTGGAGGCGAGACTGGTGCGGGACCGGATTCGGCACCGGCTCGCTGACGAAGCCACGATGCTTCACGCGGTCGTCGTCGGCGCCATGTCCGATCCCAAGCACCTCAAGCGTTTCCTAGAGGACTTGGAAGATGGCGATTGAGCGCCGGGACATCGACTTCGCGCTTCGCGCCAAGGACATGTCAACCGCCACGTTCCGTGACGTCCGCAAGGCCGTCGCGGACCTGGGCCGTGCGCTCGAAGCGCAGGCGGCAGGCATCCGGTCCGGTGACACCGCGCTCAGCGAACTCATCAACACATACAAGCAACTCGAACTCGCGGCCAAGGCGTTCTCGTCTCAGCAAGGGCTCATCGACAGATTTCGTGCGCAAACGGAGTCCTTGTCGCGCTACGAAGCCCGCGCGGCTGAGGCGCGCAAGAAGGCCGACGAGTTCGCCGCGGCGCTGGCCAACAAGGAGAAAGTCTCGCTTCGTGCGCAGGCGCGGCTCGACGCGCTCAACCGCATCGCCGAGCGCGCGGCGAAGGCGTTCGCAGATCAAAGTGAAAAGGTCTCTCGGTCCCGCGAGGCGCTACAGAGAGCCGAGATCGACGTTCGTGATCTCGACGGCGCTTCGAAGTCACTTCTGACGAGCAGCCAGCAACTCGGTGCGGCGATCAACACGGCCAAGACGCTGATCTCGGGCTACAGCCAGGAGGTCCGGCGCGGTCGCGAGGAGGAGAAGCAGGCCGCCGCGGAGCAGCGCCGCCGAGCCGAAGTGCTCGACCGATTCAACGCGGCGGTCAAGGAAAGGTCTCGCGTCATCGCGGCGGTGCGCGCGGCAGAGACCGCCGCGGCACGCGAGGAAGCCGAGGCCGCCAAGAAGACCGAACAGCAGACCCGCGCGTACCAGGAGCAGGTTGCCGCGGTCGATCGCCTGCTGGCCTCCTACGGACGGCTGAGCGCCGCCAACGTTCAACTCGCGCGCACGCGGGCACGAGAGGGCGGCGGAGCCGAGGCGGCCGTCCTGGGTGCCCGCGGGCAGCCGCAAGCACTCACTCTCACCGACATCACTCAGGCCGTCCGGCTTCAAGCCGTGGCGGTGCAGGAAACGCTCGGCAAGCCAGTACAGAACTACCTCGGGCTCCTCGAAGACCTTGAACGGTCCCTCCGGCGCGTGCAGGCGATCGCCAAACAGGTTGACGGCTATCAAGCGCAGCGCGCGGCGGTGCAGGCGTCGCTCACTACGTACCAGCAGGCACGTGCGAACCTGAAGGCACTCAACGACGAGCAGCGCCGAAACCCCTCCGCGGAGAACGCTGCCGCCGTCCGCGCGGCGCTGCCGGCGTACGAGCGGGCCAGGGCGGCGTTCATCGAGCAGTTGCAGGCGTTGCGTGTGCTGCGGGAAGAGCTCCGGCAGTCCGGTATCGGCACACGAGATTTCGGCGAGACGCAGCGGCGCCTCGTGGAGATCACGGCGCAAGCCAGCCGGTCGATCCGCGACCTGACGGCGAATTATGACAAGTTCGGCGGGTCTGCGCGCTCTGGTCCGGCAGGATTCCTCGGACTCAGGCCGTACGAACTTCAGAACCTCTCGTTCCAGATCAACGACATCTTCACGCAACTTGCGAGCGGCGCGTCGTTGATGCAGACGCTTGCGCAGCAGGCAGGCCAGATTGCTCAGATTCAACCGATCTGGCAACGCATCGTGGCGTTTGCGCCCGCCTTCGTGACTCTCGGCGCGGCGATCGGCGTAACGGTCGCGGCGCTTAGTCGATTGAACCAGGCGGCCGCGTCAACTCGTAATTTTGCTGCACAAGCGCAGATTCGAGGGTTGACCGACCTGTCGGTGACTCCGGCGCAACTTACCGCCATTGTGCGCGAGATCGAGAAAATTGGCCCGTCGTTCAACGAGGCACGAACCGCAGTCCAAGCCTTTTTCAACTCCGGCGTCTCCACTTCGCTGCTTCGCGACGCAACTGAGATCGCGGTTCGGTTTGCCAGAATCACCGGCCGCGATATACCGGACGCAACACAACTCCTTATCCGCGGGCTGACCGAAGGACGAGAAGGATTCAAGGCGCTTCTCGACGCGAACATAGGATTCAGCGAGTCCACTCGTCGCACGATCACGTCTTTGCTCGATCAAGGGCAAGTCTTGTCCGCGCAGAACGTCATCATCGCCGCGCTGCGAGACACGGTTCGAGACGCAGACGAGCGGGGTCTTAGCCCGTTTCGCGCCGCCGCCATCGCGGTGCGAAACGCATGGCTAGAAGTGCTCGATGAACTAGGTAAAACCGGCATCGTTGCGACGCTCAGCAACGCACTCACCACTCTTGCGGAGCGCGGTCGCCAACTCGCGTCGGTCATGCGCCTGCTCCGAGGCGAAGTTGCCGCGATTGAAGGCGGCGAACCCCCTGATCCGCGCCAAGTCACCGCCACGCAATTGCAACGTGCGCAAGAGCGACTTCAAACGCTGGAACGGCGAGTCGAAGAAGGGTCGAGCATATTCCGTTTCGGAAGTGCGGCCCAAGTCGAGGAGGCACGCCGCAATATCCCGCTCGTTCGAGCAGAGATTGAACGCCTTCGCGCGGCGCAGGAGAACGCGAATCGTGCTGCGCTCAATGGGCAGCGCATCGCGGCCGAAAGGGGGGCAGAAGCGGCTGACCAACGGCGCTTGCAAGCCCTGCAAGGGCAACTGGACACCCTTCAACGGACGGTCCGCGAGCGCGAATTGGAAGGGCGCATCGCAGACAAGAACTTGACACAGGCGCAAAGAGAGGCGGCGGTACGCGAGAGAGAGCGCCTTCGCCTGCTTGAAAGGGCGCCCGGCGCGCTAGCGACCAACGAAGGGCAAGAACTCCTCAGACGCCAAACGGACGTCGCTCTCAGGGAACTTCGTGAGCGCATACGGTCGGAAACTGAAAGCGCAAGCAGGGAAGCCGCCGCCGCGGTCCGACGCGACTTTCAGGCGATCGCGCAAGACATCCAGAACACCCTCCGCATTCGCGACGATACTGTCCGCGCGATCCAAGAGGACGTGGCGGCAGGCGCGCTCTCTCCGGCGGAAGCGATCGCACGTATCGGACAGGCCGCCGAGCAGACCCGTCCGGCGCTTCAACGGCTGCGCGACGAGGCGCAGAGGTTCCTCGATCAAGGTCGCGGCCGGGACGTGGTACGCGACGCAGCCATTCAGCGGGTCATCGCGCAGGCTGACCGCGGTCTCGCCGGAACGGCCGGCGCTCGGGCCGGAACCAACGCGATCCTTCAGCAGTCGCGGCGGGAGATTGAGCAGCAGTTCCAAGAGCGGCAGAACTTCATCCAGACGCAGGCGGCTCTTGAACAGCAAGGACTTATCACACGCGCCGAGAGTGAGCGGCAGATCGTCGCCCTTTACGGCGAGACGCGCGAGGCGCTGCAAGCCAACATTGACGCCTATGCCGAGGCGAACCGCGTCGCCGCGGAGAATGGCACGATCACGCAGGCCGCGGCACGCGGCAACGCCGCGCAAATCGAACTGTGGCGCGCGCAACTCGAACGCATCAACCCTGAGTGGGCGAGGCTAAAGCAAGGCATCGAGAGCACGTTCACGCAGGCAGGCGTGTCGTTCTTCGATTCCGTCGCCAAGGCACTAGGCGAACTGGCGGCCGGCGTCATCACGCTCGAAGAAGCGTGGAAAGCCGCCGGACGCGCGGCGCTTCAGTTCTTCGCAGACGTGTTGAAGGGTATCGCTCAGGTCATCCTTAAGGAACAGGTACTTCAGGCCGTTCGGCTCATCACCCGGTCGATCAGCGCAGGCGTGGCGCACACAGGCGGCACGGTGGGTTCGCCGGGGGGTGTCCGCCGGTCGGTCAACTCTGGCATCTTCGCAGCCGCGCCACGGATGCACAACGGCGGCATCGTCGGCGGTCTGCGCCGCGACGAGCGGGCTGCGATCCTGCAAACCGGCGAGGAAGTCCTGGCTCGCGATGATCCGCGGAACATTCTCAACCGCAACAAGACTTATGGGCCGGCGACGCCGGGTGG